CTCGTGGAGCCCCAAATCTCTTAAACAACTTGTTTTCTAAATAGCACCACTCCACACTAATAGAACTGTCAAAGAATTTAAAGTCATCTTCAACTATGAGCCCCGATGAGTTCAATACAAAATCAGCCGCTTGCTGAGCGGTGAGTCCTGATGAAAAACATAAGTTATTCTTCAGTCCCCACCGTCGCTTCAGCAAATCTTGCACTGCCATCACCCAAGGACCCAACAAAACAATAAATTCCGGTGGCGCCGATTGTATACACCGTGGCGGTTTCTGTTTACGGCCGCCCGGGCCAGAATACAAATCATTCTCCACCTTCACAAACCCACCACGCGTGGTCCAAGCGTGGATTTGCTGAGAGGTCAAGACCGAAGTTTCATCAATACCCTGTCTTTCAAGGCGCTGCTTAATAACGCGCAGTACCTTCTTGACACTCTCTGATGAGTTACATCGCCGTATGTACTCCGAGAATTCAACTGACTTAATATTGTACATTTTTGGAAAAAATTCACTAAAATTTCGCAAAATAAAACGCTCGCAGCGCTGAAAATAATCCAAATCCACTGCTGGCGTCTCCACTAAACATCGGTTAACTAAAGAAAAATATTCATTCACGGCGTTGCTGGCGTAAGCTGTAGGTGCATAGACCCCCGAGTCGAACGCTAATTGGTCATGGGACCCACGAATAACATCGGGGGCTCTATCACCTATCCTCGCTCGACACAGATCCGGTCTATACGATATGCGTGCGCTTTCTTTGAGCGGTACTGGTAATAAATCACTGCAATTAATTAACACCATTGAACCACAAAGCGACCAATGCGGCCAATATCGGAAATGCAATAATACACCAGTTTCGCACCGCTTCTATCCACGCTATCTCACCCGCAAAAAACAACTCACGCCGCAACAGCATTTGCACATTATAAAGAATCGACCATTCACGATGGCCTATTCGATTAAAATACCACCCTCGGGCAATACGAATCACTTGCTCGCGAGCTCGCTGTATTGATATCAACGCCACCAAAGGAACATACCTAATGGCGTCCCGTTCCTGCACGGGTGTCAACATCATTGTAGCGCACACTCGCCGCACATATGCAACGCTCAGAACATAATTATCAAATGAGGGGGCTCGACCTTCCCACCATGACTCAACATGAACATGCAGCCCCATAGGCAAAGCCACCTCAATTGTACGCCCCATGTTAACAAACATCCCAAAATGGAAATTAGCGAATGACTCCTCATTCAACAAATCGGAATTATACAATCCCAAAAAATCCAATTGTGGGCACGCAACAACCTCAAACCCTACAGTAACTACA